TCAGCCAATTTGAATTCTATGTTATTACTAAGTCAAGTTAAAAATACACGGATTGTGAGCCAGGCGTAAACGCTTGGGTCAAGCCCTGTACTAAGATGACATGATAATATAATGAACTACCGAAGATATTGTCCACAACTCCATAACGGGTCAATAGACCAACGCGTGGAGCGAAGTCATTTGGACCGATGGTACGTTGTACCATTACTGGAATGTACGGACAGTAGATGATGCCGCTATCGTAGAATTCTGTTCCCTTGTAACCAAGTAGAGCGTACTCGATACCACTTGTTTGACCTGTGTATCCGTTACCAGATGGATAGGTTGTAGTATTTTGTACTTCTGTACGAGTGTCACGATAAACGTTAAAGCGTCCACCTAAAGAACCAACTTTAGCAACGCCTGTTGGTTGTGTGTTTACACTACCTTGGACAGTTACCCATTGGAATTCAGGAAGCATTTCGAGAATTGCGCAAACACGAGGAGTAGCAACAATAAAGTTAGCTGCACCACGACGGTTACGAATTGCGATACGATTTGATTCGATGATAATTCTTTGATAGAAGTCACGATTACGTTCAACGATCCAACGACCATCAGCGGAAGCTGGATTCCAAATGGAATATCCTGCTCCGTATGGTTGGTTAAGAGCAGCCTGGATCATACGAATAACCATTTCACGGTCGATTTCTGCTTGAATTTCATACGCCATGGCGTTTGTAATTTCAGCATCGATATCGATACCGTTCATATTCTTAAGATCTTGCTCTAATTCAACTGACCAACGGGCACCTAATCTACGAGTACCAGCTTCAACAGCTGTCTTTTCGAAGAATACTTCAACAGTTGGGATGTTGGAGTTGATTTCGAAATTCTTAAGAATTTCGGCAACACCTTGATCTTGCTGTGCGAAGGTCCAAGCTGAGTTACCAGATAGAACTGAAGCAGAAGTACCAGTGAAACGGGTATCAATAAATTGATAACCTAATTCATTATTACCGTTTGCTGTAGAACCACTATAGCTTACTACATCTTGAACGTGTGTACCAGGAGTTGATTGAGTTGAACCATCGATACTATTTCCGTTACCAAGAGTATTGGCACCGTATTTGTAACGAAGAGCAAACGCAAGACCTACTGGACCGCTCATCGGTTGAACACCAACGATTTCGTTAGTGATCAATTCGGGGAATGTACGACGAATCATTGGGATCAAAATCTTTGGTAAGCGAGCATCACCGGAAGCATAAACGTTATCGTTACTTTGGGTACCGATAGGTGGGTTATAAATTCCAGGAGACTGATCACCAGAACCGAATACTGAACCACTGCCACCGGCAATGTTCGCTTCACGTAAGCAATATGCTTCTTGGTTCTCAAGTAACATAGCTGTGTTTAAACGAACGTGGTCATCTTCGATTGGAGCGACATTCTTTGAAGAGTAATCCAAAATTGGACTCCACTTCTCTAAAAGTGCGCTTGCACGACTTTGATCAATATAAGACTGAGAAGGCTTAATTTGTTTCATGTGTCATTTCCTTTCATATAAAGAATGCTATAAGTTACATAGCACCTTTTAAATAATTCAAGTATTGTACTTCAACTAAAATTAATAGCGTTGTAGTTCGCTAAGATATGGGTTAATATCCCCATAAAAGTTATTGTTAGATTCTTCAAGAATCTCATCTTTTTCTTCTACACCGTCTTTATCAACGGCGTTACCTTTTGAGTTAAGTTTGATTGCATCTTCCTTAACTGTACGGCCTGAAAATGCTTCCTCTTTCAAGGTTTCGAGACGCTCATCTTCTTTAGAATCATATAAGCCTAATGTGTAATCGATATTTTCAAGAATAAACTTGGGTGACTTATCACCTAATACTCGTTTTGCATAAGCTTTCTTCTTCTCGGGAAGAGCAGCAGTTTTTTGTTCTAAAATTAAGTTAGCTTGTGTTTTAGCTAAATTCTCTTTTAAAACAGCCAATTGCTGTTTAGCAGTCTCAAGCTCTTTTTGAGCTTCTTGGATTTGTGCCTTACCGTCGAGAATTCCTTCTCGAACTGATTCGGTCATTAATGCAGAATCAATAGATAAAGATTCACGTAGACTCTTTAATATAATTGCTGCTTTTTTGTTCTTTACAGCTTCGTTAATTGAAGTCTGTGGAACGGTTTTTTCTAAATATACATCAAGATATTTCGAGATGTTATTTGTGAAATATTCACGAAGATTTTTTGCATCTTCTGTTAAAGTTTTACTATATTTACGTACAACTTGTAAAAGTTTGTTAGCATTGTTTTTATCTTGAGCTTCAACAACACGAATTAATTTCTTAGCATGATCTGCGTCAAGTGCTTCAAGTAACGCTTTTGTCTTTTCTGTATAATCTGCGTCTTGTTTATCTAATGCACTTTCTACATGTAAAGTAACTGCTGTGTCAAAAGCTTCTTGAATTTGATTCAGACTCTCATCTGTCAAAATGTCTTTCGTAGCTTCTTTTAAAAGTTGTTTAATGTCTTTTGGCATAGATTAAAATGGTTTCTGTGATTTAACAGCTTTTGCAATTTTTGCTTTAAGCTTTTCGTTAATTACAGCCTGTAGATATTTATGGCCGCTAGCGAAGTTTTTTTCCGCTAGACATTTTAAAAAGTTTAAAGTGTGTTTTTTCTCCTTACTGTTCACAATTTTATTTAAGGCTATTGTTATTATTTTTATTAGATTTTTGATTTAATAGAATTAATAAAAGTTAAAACACTCTCTAATAAGTATTTTTCTACATCTTTACGTGGTAAGTTTGAAACATCTTCATCAAAATTTTCGTACACTTCTTCAAATTTATCACTCCAATTATTTAATACATATTGTTTTGATTCTAAAATACCGTTAACAAATGCTTTTGGATAAGATGGATCTGCTACACAATCAATTGCAACAAGTCTCATATTTTTTACTTTATTATAATTAGACTCAGAAACTAATTGTCCTAAAGCACGTGAACTCATTCCTACTTGAACACCATCATTAATTAAACTACGTAAAATTAATCCGCAAGGTGTACTTAATACCTTACTT